AAGTTCCTGAAGAACCACTAGTTCCTGATGAACCATCTGTACCTGAAGTACCACTAGTTCCTGAAGAACCATCTGTTCCGCTAGTTCCTGAAGAACCGTCTGTACCTGAAGTTCCTGAAGAACCACTTGTTCCTGAGCTACCGTCTGTACCTGAAGTTCCTGAAGAACCACTAGTTCCTGAAGAACCGTCTGTACCTGAAGTTCCTGAAGAACCACTAGTTCCTGATGAACCATCTGTACCTGAAGTACCACTAGTTCCTGAAGAACCATCTGTTCCGCTAGTTCCTGAAGAACCGTCTGTACCTGAAGTTCCTGAAGAACCACTAGTTCCTGATGAACCATCTGTACCTGAAGTACCACTAGTTCCTGAAGAACCATCTGTTCCGCTAGTTCCTGAAGAACCACTTGTTCCTGAGCTACCGTCTGTACCTGAAGTTCCTGAAGAACCGTCTGTACCTGAAGTACCACTAGTTCCTGATGAACCATCTGTACCTGAAGTTCCTGAAGAACCATCTGTTCCGCTAGTTCCTGAAGAACCATCTGTACCTGAAGTACCACTAGTTCCTGATGAACCATCTGTTCCACTAGTTCCTGAAGAACCACTTGTTCCTGAGCTACCATCTGTTCCACTAGTTCCTGATGAACCATCTGTACCTGAAGTACCACTAGTTCCTGATGAACCATCTGTTCCACTAGTTCCTGATGAACCATCTGTACCTGAAGTACCACTAGTTCCTGATGAACCATCTGTTCCACTAGTTCCTGAAGAACCGTCTGTACCTGAAGTACCACTAGTTCCTGATGAACCATCTGTACCACTAGTTCCTGAAGAACCATCTGTACCTGAAGTTCCTGAAGAACCACTTGTTCCTGAGCTACCGTCTGTACCTGAAGTTCCTGAAGAACCTGAACTTCCTGAAGAACCTGATGTTCCTGAAGAACCAGAAGTCCCTGAAGAACCATCTGTTCCAGAAGAACCTGATGTTCCTGAACTACCATCTGTTCCAGAAGAACCTGATGTTCCTGAGGAACCACTTGAACCAGAAGTCCCTGAACTACCATCTGTACCTGAAGAGCCAGATGTTCCAGAAGAACCTGATGTTCCTGAAGAACCTGATGTTCCTGAACTACCATCTGTTCCAGAAGAACCTGAAGTTCCTGAAGAACCTGAACTACCCGATGTTCCTGAAGAACCTGATGTTCCTGAAGAACCACTTGAACCAGAAGTCCCTGAACTACCATCTGTACCTGAAGAGCCAGATGTTCCTGAAGAACCTGAAGTTCCTGATGAACCATCTGTTCCAGAAGAACCTGATGTTCCTGAAGAACCTGAACTACCCGATGTTCCTGAAGAGCCAGAAGTTCCTGAAGAGCCTGAAGTTCCTGAGCTACCATCGGTTCCGCTTGAACCTGATGTGCCAGAAGAACCATCTGTTCCAGAAGAGCCTGAAGAACCTGATGTTCCTGAAGAACCATCTGTTCCACTCGAGCCAGAAGTTCCGCTTGAGCCCGATGTTCCTGAACTACCATCCGTTCCACTTGAACCTGATGTGCCAGAAGAACCATCTGTACCTGAGCTACCACTTGTTCCTGAAGAACCATCCGTTCCACTTGAACCTGATGTGCCAGAAGAACCATCTGTTCCTGAAGAACCAGAAGTTCCTGATGAACCGTCCGTTCCACTTGAACCAGATGTGCCAGAAGAGCCATCTGTTCCTGAAGAACCAGAAGTTCCTGATGAACCGTCCGTTCCACTTGAGCCAGAAGTTCCTGATGAACCGTCCGTTCCACTTGAACCTGAAGTTCCTGAACTACCATCCGTTCCACTTGAGCCTGATGTTCCTGATGAACCATCCGTTCCTGAAGAACCAGATGTCCCTGAAGAACCAGAAGTTCCGCTTGAACCATCAGTTCCTGAAGAACCTGATGTTCCTGAAGAACCATCTGTACCTGAGCTACCACTTGTTCCTGAAGAACCATCTGTTCCACTAGAACCTGAAGTTCCTGAAGAACCATCCGCACCTGAGCTACCACTTGTTCCTGAAGAACCATCTGTTCCTGAGCTACCACTTGTTCCTGAAGAACCATCCGCACCTGAGCTACCACTTGTTCCTGAAGAACCATCCGCACCTGAGCTACCACTTGTTCCTGAAGAACCATCTGTTCCACTAGAACCTGAAGTTCCTGAAGAACCATCTGCACCTGAGCTACCACTTGTTCCTGAAGAACCATCTGTTCCTGAGCTACCACTTGTTCCTGAAGAACCATCTGTTCCACTAGAACCTGAAGTTCCTGAAGAACCATCTGTACCTGAGCTACCACTTGTTCCTGAAGAACCATCTGTTCCACTAGAACCTGAAGTTCCTGATGAACCATCCGCACCTGAGCTACCACTTGTTCCTGAAGTGCCCCCTGTGATGCTAGCGGTCAAGGCAGAAAACGCAATTTGCCCCGAGGTACCTGATGTTCCCCCAGTATAGTCTGTTACTACATATAATACATCAGCGGGGGCGGCTGATAATACTATCGGTAAGTCCGTTATTCTTGTTGTTGCCATAACCTATAAATATTTTATATTTTCTATTTGTTTTTTTTATTTTTTAACAGTTTGAACACATTGAACCAATTACGAATCCGTCTGTTCCTATTTGCCACATTTCACAACCTCCGATGTCATTCGTGTACCACAAATCATTACCGTTGAATGGAGTTGTCAGTGAATTATCAGTGTAAAAACTTACGGCTGTAGACCAATTAGGTGATGCGGAAAATAAAGTTTGCGTCAGAGAATAAGTTCCTGTTGCACATGAACTGTCACCCGATGAAACCACGTAACTAGTATAATCCTGTTGAAGAATAAACTGAGTTCCATCTTGAGCAATTATTTCGTCTCCATCTTGAGTTATGATTGCAATTTCAAAAACTGATATTGTTGGAGTTGGAGTTGGTGTTGTGGTTGGAGTAGCTGTTTGTGTAGGAGTTTCGGTTTGAGTCGGAGTTTGCGTCGTTGTTGAAGTTGGAGTTTCGGTCGGAGTTTCGGTCGGAGTTTCAGATGGTGTATATGTTGGTGTATTTGTTGGTGTGCTTGTAAATGTTGGAGTAGGTGTTGGTGTTTCACAAGCCGTTGATGTAATAGAAGGTGTAGGTGTGAATGTTGGTGTTTGGGATGGTGTAGAAGTTTGGGTTGGTGTTATTCCTGGGGTTGGAGTAATACTTGGTGTTGGAGTTGGAGTCGGTGTAATACAAGGACCCAATTGCACAACAACTCCGTTTATCATTTGAGTTTTTGTTTGTGCAGAATACACTGGTGTTGAACCTGTTGTATCTACGTAAACATCGAATGGACCTAATGCATTTGTATTCGGAGTAATCCGTACAATATAGTTATTACAGGTATCCGCCGAGATTTGTTGTTCTATTAAATTATCACAACCTGGCGCAGTATTGACGACTATGACGGACTGAAGCGGCATTAATTTTTTCTAATAAATACCAATCCGAATTCTTTTTCCATAAATAAATGGAAAAATTTTCAATTAACTTTACATCATCGTGATTTAATCGGATTCCGTTGAGTAAATGTCAAATACACACGAAGTCTCTTGGAGAGAAATATTCAAAATACAATCAACTAAATCTACTGTAATATTGAATGCGCAACCAAAAACACAATCCAATATTTTGAAAATTGAACAACCTGTAGCATCTACCAAAGTTAGCATGATTTGTGGGGCGGTTTGAAAAATTGCAGGTATTGTGGAGTTATAATTCACAGTTGGTGGAACGGTTGAATTGATTGTACCAAGCAATGTTTGATAATTACCATAAACATCGGAAATAAAAACACTAACGGGAGTTGTTGCGTTAGTAATTGAATCAATTCTTACCTGTACCATATTAACAACTTATATCGTATTCGATAGCAATATCGAAGTTTATGATTTGATTATCCAAAAATGTGTTTCCCGCATTTTTTTGTATAGTTATCTGATTATTTATTGTATCTACTATAACATTCGATACACCAGGTACTGATTGTAATAAAGAAGTTATTGAATCTATCCAAACATTGTCGGAGGGAACATCAACAAGAGTTTTCGAATTGTAAAAAGAGGTTGATGCACTAAGTCCCACAGGTTCCACGTTTACAATTGCAAAAAATTCAGCAGAATTTAACATACAATTTGGATTTCCATCTGTCAAATCGACAAAACCATCGTTTAACATTTGAAGTAATCCTAAATTTACCTCAGTTGTGATTGTCAAATCTTGGTCGCCGACCAAAAATTCATAATAACCATTCTTTTGTCCTAAACAAGAAATTTCAGTGGATTGTGAATAATAACATCCCAAGGAATCAGTTATGGTTAAACTATATGTTCCTCCCGTCAATCCACTTACGGTTATAGATTGTGGATTTCCGAATACATTATCCGACCAATTGAAAATGAATGGAGGTGAGCCCGAAGATATAAATGCGGTAATTAAACCATCAGAACCATTTCCACAACTTTCATTATAAAGATTAAATTGAAGGGGACTTGATTGTGAAATAAAGACTGTGGCTCCTTTTGTACAACCACTTGAATCAACCACCGAAACAAAATGATTTCCTGAAGAAAGATTTGTAACTGTTACCGCGGACTGTGAAGTTTCCAAATCAACAGCAACCCCATCAACAAAGTAATTGAAAGGTTCCGTTCCACCCGTAGTTTTGAATATTTCAATCGCACCATTATTTTCGCCACAGGTGGTTCCCGTAGAGGATATATACACATCAAAAAGGTCATTTGCAATTATATATACATCTTGTGAATATACACAAGAACTATCATCAGTTACCACTACTGTATAATCACCAGTCACTAGACCATAAAATGTATAAATTGGAGAATTTTGAGTTATAGTTTCCGAACTACTATCAGGTTTTATAAGTGTATAGGTGAAAGGAGGAAGTCCTTGGAACAATGAAATTTGTATACTTCCATCCGAACTCGAGCAATTTGAATTTGTTGTTGTTATTGTGACAGAACCTATAGATTGTGGAGAACTTATAGAAGTTCCCTCAGCTATTGTACACAAACCCGCATCAGTGACTTGAAATTGATATGAACCAGATGGAATATTATATATAGTATAATCCTGTTGATAAGAAATTGCAACATCTCCTGTGGAAGCGGAATAATAATACGGTGCGGTCCCTCCTGTTATATAAATTGTCAATGAACCATCTGAACTAAAACACGTTGGGGTTACTGCACTGAAATACCCAAATCCTAATGGGTCTACTTCACCTACAAAAACACTCTCAGATTTTTTACAATTATTAGCATCAGTTACCTCCAAAGAATAAACTCCTGATGTTAGTCCCGTTATTGTTGTTCCTGTTCCACCATTACTCCAAACATATTGGAAAGGAGCTGTCCCTGTAACCCCTGTAACATACAACTTACCGATAGGATTTGATGTGCTAGAACAATATGAGTTAGGAACAACATAAAAACCAAAATCAACAGGGTTGGAACTCTCAATTATAAAATCAGAAGTCCTTCCCGAACAACCCCCAAAATCTAAAACCTCAATACTATATGTTGAAGCTGATAACCCCTCAAACACTGCGAGGTCTCCATCAGTTGTAACTGTTTGTAGGACACTGTAAGATTCATCAAGTAAATAATAAATTGTAGATGAATAATCCGAGGTAGAAGTTGCTGAAACCGAGCCATTATTATTGTTACAAGTTGTTGGAAAAATAGAAACTATTGAAGCTGTCACACCACTCGATACAGGTATATTTACCGTGAATGAATCGTTTACTGGTAAAGTGCTGTCATTCATTCTTACCGCATAATTTCCATAACCCAAATTTGTCCTTATCGAGGGACCAAGTGTTAGATATTCAATTGGTGGTAAAACGGGGTCAATCCATTCTATTGTATATGGAGGAGTACCTCCGAAAGGGGTGATACTTATAGCACCTGACGAAGTGTGAGAACAATCTCCGGTTACTGCTATTGTATAATTGAATGTTGCCACTAACTACAATTTATTGTCAGGTTTATACCTACGTTCAAATAAAGCGTTTGATTTACAAACGCAGGTGTCGATGTTGTATTAAATACTGTTAGAGTATTACCATTTAAAGTAAAGTTATATCCGTAATTATTCATTTGAGGTAAATACAAAACGAGTGCTTGTCTCCATTCCAAATTTGATGGATAACCATTGGAACCGTACCCAGTATAGAACATTTCATTCACGATTGTTTGGTTCCCTATTTTCAAATCTACATACCATTCGGAAACTAAAGTGTCAAGAACACATTCGTTCAGGGAAATTTCTTGTTCAGCCAACACGGAATTTAATGATGATAACAATATACTACTGAAATTAGATACTGTTGGGTTTCCATTCAACCAAGGATAAATAAAAATACTTACATATTGTTGTGATACAGTCCCATTGAAAATACCAGAGGTAATCCTACAAGGGTCTTTAACTTTCGGAAGAATTAAACAACCTCTTTGTCTCCTATAAACTAATTTTTGTCTATGGAGAATTGAGTTTTCTAATTTAATCCCTCCGTTCCATATTGTAGTGGCTGGAACCATCTGTTCTACTAACTTCATCCAAAATGGACCCAAACCATCCACATAATCAATCAATTTTTGATATGTGTAATCGTAATTCGGAAAACCAGTCTGTTGTTCCGAAAGAATATATTTCCACCACAAAGATTGTAAATTAGGATATCCACCCGTTTTACCGTCCGTTATAAATTGTCTGTTCCTTGTGTTTATCATATTTTGCCAAAAAGTCTGAGCAAACTCAAAGAAGGTTTTTTTCTTAGGTTCTGGATTTACAAAAGTCCAATCTAATCCACCAGGACTTGGATATCCTACAGTCAAACCTGATTCGGGTATTGGATAATCATATTGTACTGATTCTCTCCAAACATCGAAAAGTAACCCTTGTGCAGGATTCAAAAATATATCTACATTTTTAACATTTAGTACCAATTTTTCATTACCAACAAAATAGTATGAGTTAAAATTAGCATCCCTTGAAATTCTAAATAAATCGTCATCAGCTAACCATGATTTTTTATTGTCAACGACTCTTTCCAAAGAATATCCCAAAGTCATATATGGGAAATTTCTAAATCTATCTAAATATTGTTGACCGTATGTAAAAGGAGCAAGCTGCGTTTGTATATCAAAGTTTTGTCCTGTGAAAATTTGACCTGTATTTACTACTTCATCTGGACTTCTGTGGTCTGGTGTTGTCTCATACCATCCTGCACCCAATTGGAAGAAGTATGTCTCGGTGTTGACGGGAGCCTTTGGATAACCCTCATCATCAACGGGGTATTCTCCCCTGAAAACATTTACACTTTCAAAAGTTGATGTTGCGGTGAACGCACTGAAAACTTGTCCTTGAAATCTATAGGTAACATTTGATAGTGTAGGTAATTGGTTTGTGTAGGTTCCTCCCGATATAGACGCAAATTGAGACTCGAAATTCTCCATATTGATTCTTTGGTCCGCCAAATAAATGTGTTCATTGTATTCTATAAGTGAATCAGGTGCACCAATAAGTCTCAGTAAAAATTCAATTGATTTCCTTGTACCTTTTGATTTGAAAAGATAGGAGGCATTCAAAATTAAATTTCTATAAAAAGCGTAGTTTAATTCGGTTGGGGTAAGTGCTTTGGCATATCCAGGATAGTTAGGTTCGTTAGTATTTCCAAAAATAGATTGTAAAAAATCCTCATCAGTTATAGGTGAAAAGTTGGACGACCATCCTAAAGTTTGTGCTAGGTTTACCAAAAGTTGGGAAGGTATGTCATTACCTGGATTGTAGTTCACAGAATTCATGAACGCTAACGCATCAATAAATTGTTTAATTTGGTCAAAGCTTCTACCGTAGATTTGTAATATTTTTTCTACTTTTTGGCCAAGGGTATCAAATTCTTTGAATGCATCGGTCACTAAAAATCTTGAAATCAAATTAGTTTTATAAGAATCCAATTCTACTGCAATATCTTGTAATTGGGTTAGATAGTTGTCAAAATTTATACTTGCAATGTCCAAATTCCAACTTCCATTCTTTGGGAAGGTAACTTGAGTGTATTGTGTAAAAAATTGACCTGTGTTGTTTTGTTGTGGTAATTGAAAAAATGCGGTATATTCGGGTCTAGTAAAACGATTCATCAAGAATTGTTCTACCGTATCTAAACTTTCAGCAAAAACTTTGTCTACTATAAAATCATTTGGTCTTATCAAAAAATTATCATAAATTGTCGTTGCTGTAGTTCCAAAAGGGGCACCAGAAACGTAAAAAGATAAAGTTCCTGTTGTCAGTGAGGTTGAGGGTGTAAATGATACAACTTTGAAAATATCATCGTTTATATTCACACAATAATCTAAATAAGTTCTTGTTAGATTTCTAAGATATGATGTTGTAATTTCTCTCGCCGCGATGTTTGTGTCCGCACTAAAACTATAATCAATATCGAACGGATTTATAATTCTATCTAATGTCACATCAAAAGAAGTTTCATCTGCGATGGGGTCATAAACAATATTGATTGCAGTGGCTCCTGTGGTAAAATCCAAATTAGTGAAAACCACTTCTAAAGCAGCAGGAAAATAATTTATGATGTGAGTTACAGAAACTTCAAATCTCTTTGATAAAGACCCATATAAAGAAAAGTTCAATACTTGAGATACATCATAATTTGGGTAAACTCTAAATTGTGAGGCTTGTATTCTTCTTGACTCAAAAACATCCTCGATGTTCATGCTTTCAAGAGTCATTGGTTCAGAAAAAGCTCCTACATTAAACTTTCTATTTACTTTTTCTGTTACTCCCGCAGTAAAGTCAAAATTACCCAAAGTCAAACCACCTCCGTTGACAGTTTGTAAACCAACTATATTGTCAGAGAAGGTTCCTGAACCACTACCAGGAACAGGAGGATAAAAATATTTTTTTTCTTGTGCCATTATGTTGTTATCGTCGTGAAGTTTTTACTAAAATCAATGTTAGTACCTCTACTCTGTTTAACCTCATACAGTAAAGCATTAAATTCATTTCTAATCTCATACAGATTGTATTGTCTGTAGATATTATTTTCTGAATCATAGATAGTGTAGATACCATCGTCGATTGATTTAGTTTGGTTACCGTAAAGGGCAATTCCAAGACTTGAAATATCATACTCAACCATTTCGATTTCTATTGTAACCGGATTGAAATATGTATTTGAAATAATAATTCCTTGTGTCGGTTGGCCTATAAAAGGAGTCGCGTTGGGGTTATTTGTTGGTGATGATGAGGGTGATAATGTCAAAAACAATAGATTTGATGTTCCATCTACATATCTATATCTAATTGCTTTTTGATTGGAGTTTGTTTCATTAGTGACAACAGGTTCGCAGAAAAAACAAGATGTAACTACTCTAAAAAAATTAGGTATTTTAGAACCATCAGGATTTAGATATTCAATTCTAAATCCAACCAATCCCTGTGGGACAAATTTATTTTGATATTCTGCCGGCACATTCCCCAAATCCACTACTATTCCTTTAACGGTAGGTAAAGCACTCAAAACACCACAATCTGTTATAATGGTTCTAATTTGTGCAGGTCTGAGGTAAAGAGTATAAATCCCCAAAGCATTAAATTGTTGGGCGGGTAAACTCAAATTATATAAACCACCAAGCACTTCTACCCCAGCGTTACCACCTGTTTGAGTGTTATTAAAATAAGGTCTTAATATTGTTGGAGCATTTAGTTTTGTAAGTGTGAAATCATCTGTAACATCTCTTGATGGCGTGTAGACCATCAATATTTCTACGTCTTCAGGTGAAACATCACTAGGCCTTATTGTACCATATGAACCGATTGCCATAATTTAGTTTTTTTTATAAATAGTTATTTTTAACTTTTAGATGGCACTTGATTTCTCCTCCACATTGAAGAATCCGTAACCATAATTTATCATATCTCCTATGTTATCAACCTCTCCAAGTCTCTGAACCCTTTCGTATGCACTATTCTTACCTCTCTCCACAAAAACATCTGTTTGTATTTGAGGTTGGTCAACAGCCTTTATCAGTGTTTCATTTTTTGTAATAGGTTCTGCGGTCAAATTTTGATTTGTGAAACCTGATGAATCTTGAAAGAAATTGGTCGTACCATCTACATAATCATAATAGTTTATTCCTTGAATTGTATACCCTGTGTAGGTGGTTGCTGTTACAAAAATGTTCCCCCATATTTGGCCGTTTGCAATTACCGGTGTAAATAACTCATATTGACTCGGACCATATAGTTGTAGTTCCGTAAGTCTTGATTTAGAGACACCAGAGATTTGAAATGGTACCGTTAAATAATTGTTTGATGTTTGAGCGGCGACTGTGTTCACAGCATCACCTGAAAAAATGTAATTATAACTTATTGGTGTGTTAGCCCAACTACCTCCTTGTGGTATGAAAAAGGCAGTACCGTTTGGGTTGGGTGCAATTATGTTAGTAAATGGTGTGGAAATTTCTTTCTTCACCATGGTTTGTCCCCACGGATTCGTTTGTTTTAGAGTTATTGTATAATTTGCTGAAGCGGTTGGGTACGTATGAGATAAAAAATTAGGTGTAAAAGTACTAATAACTTGAAGGGGGCTTCCATCACCCCAATCAACAGTATAAACTGAAAGTTCTAAAAATTTTTGAAACTGATTAGAAGTGTTATAAACATAATAAACATAAGGTGAAGTTGTTGTAGACGAAAATATGAAATTAGCAACTACGTCTTTTTGAAGAACTGCACCATCAAAAGGTGTATAATATCCAACGTCAACCGCAGTTTGTGTAATCAAAATTGGTATTGTTAAACCAGTAAGTAAGGAACTACCATTCGGACCAGCACTCAACACCTGACTCATTCCTGAGTAGACTCCTACTTCAATACCTCGGTAATTTACTTCAAACAAATCTCCTTTGATATTTTCAGGCGATATGACTATATTATATAAGTCCGACATTATTATGGGTTTATAAATTCATACCAAACAATCGGATTGTTAGGTTGACCAAATCTTACATTGTTTGAATCAAAGATTCTATAAGTTTGGGTTGGATAATCAATTTTCATTATATAATAAAAATATCTTGTCGTATCGAAGGTGAATTGTGAATTCGGAAAAAAACTTTGTGGTTTATTCATCATTCTCAAGAAAAATCCTGTTCTAGCATCATAAAATTTGGCTGACATGTAAAAGGTTGATATGTCTAAGAAATTTCTTTTCTTCAACCAATAAACAAAGAAACCCTCTTTATCACCAACATAATCAAGCTTGAATTTTGGTTTTTTAATATCAACCGATGCTCTTGGTAATATTGCAGGTTGTTTTTCTCCTTGTTGTGTTGGGATTATCGCTGTGAGATAATTTATTTGTTTTTTCTCATCAGGAGTATCGTAGAAATCTAATTTGAAAAATGAGTTTGCGAATGCGTTTCTATAGTAATAAACGTCGGGTACGGTGAATCCTGCCGCTAAATAAGTGTTCACCCAATTGGTCACGTTATTCAATGATGTACCTGAATGAAAATTGAATTCATAGTTTATTTCGGTCTTCTGATTATAAGGTTGTCCCGTAAATGGAGCGTGAGCGAATCTTGACAACTCAAAATCTCTACCAACACCAATAACCTCTGTAATTATTTCCTCTTCATATAAATCAATACTTTGGTCTATCCCCAAATAATCCCACGACATTTCAATTGGAATTGTAAGTGATTCACTTGTCAAAGATGTATTTGGGATTTTATAATTAAGAACACTCATCAAATAATGGTTTAATCGGGAAGTTTATACCAAATAGATTATCATTGAAATTCACACCCTCAGGAATCAATCTGAAAACAATTGATGTAAAAGGATAGTGAGCACTGTTCAAAAAAGGATAGTCTACACCTCTACCTATGTTATCAAAAAAACCGTAATCATATATGTCTCTCCATCTAAATTGGCGGTCCGCACTTGAGTAATACGAATAACTTGGAACGTTATCAACAGAACCAATATTGGCAGTTTCTATGTAGTCAGAAAAAACTCTCAAACTCATTGAATGATGTGGTTGGTAATAATACCCTTCTCTTGTTGGTAAATGTGTAAACACATTCGGATTGAAATTTATTTTATGGTAAAGTGGAGAAACAACTCTTTCAAGCTGTTCATAGTTATTCCACTCACAAAAATCTCCATCAACTATATCACCCTTATTCAAATCCTTTGTAAATGCAAAAGTGTAGTTCTGTTTTGTATACGTTGAAATTTGTAGATTCGAGTTAGAATTGAGGTTATTCCTGTCCCAATATGGATTTGTCGGTGAAGATAAATTGAACTTCCATCCACGTTTTATTCCGATAGGGCTAGAGGGGTCATAAAAATATCCCGTATAACCCTTATGAACAATTGTAAGAAATAGTTCACTCAACGGTCTTTTTTGATTGTCTATTAAAGTTGTAATATCTATATCGTAAGAAGAAGTAACATTATATGCGTTGCTACTTGTTTTTTGGGCAATTGTAGTTATTAGGTTAGGTGTTAGTGAACTAAGTTGTAGTTGTTTTTCTTCCAAGAAAACATTTTTTTCGAAACCCGATTTAGTCATGAGGACATCCTCAACAGATGTAAGTATTTTGTTTTGTCTAACATAATAATCTGAAGTTGTTTCCAAAAGATTATTTGGGTTTATTACTCTTTTGAAAGTACCGACTTTACCAGTATTGAATGTGTTTCCGGTATATCCATAATTGAATATATTAAAAATATATTCGTCTGAGTCAGTCTGACCGTTACCCAAAGAAAACACTTCAAACAAATCCACTCTTCCATACGCAAAGGACAATTTTACATATTCACCAACGGATAATCCATGGGGTGAAATACATTGAAAAGCAATTACATTACTTCCGTTGAACGTTGTGTTTTGAATACTAAATGGAATTCCATCTTTAGCTATCCAACTATTGATTGAAATCAGATTAGTATACAAAACCTGATTTGGATTGTTTTGAAACGCGTAAGAAAAATAATAAGTCCAATTATAGGTATAAGCACTTTTAGCATAAAAATCTAAATGTTGGTCTGTTATATCAGGTCGATAAAAATCAAATTCATAATACTGTGGGAACCCTTTCCATATATTAGTTTGAGTGGATTCGATTGAATTTACGTAATATAAATTATTTTTAAAAGGTGTGTAATTAGTCGTTCCAGTCAGGGTATTTGCATAGAGATAATTTATTTTGAAGGTAGGTCGGTATATTCTTGAGGCTTGTCTTTCAGATTCGAAAACATCTTCCAAAGATATTGTGGCATTCCTATCATATTCAACAATTTGTTGTTGCTTTTCTTCTAACGTAACAGTAATCTTTTGGTCTACTTTAGGTGCAGATTGGTATGATAAGCTAGCCGGTATAATAGTGAATTTATTCATTCGGTAGATATTTTGTTTTAAACAAATCCATAGCACTTTTTCCCTTGAATAATCCGAAATAAAAATGATTAGGTGCTCCAATCATAAATTTGCTTTTCATAGAATTCCAAACGTTCGGGTCATAATTTCCAGATGAGTCCACATTGAAAATGTATCCCCTCTGATAGATATCTAATGATGTATTTGATGGTACAAAGTAATTAGGTGTCGTTAGATTTCTGCGGTTTAAATTTTGATAAGCGGAAGTGATAATGTCTAAACTATCAGTTGCCCAATTGTTTGTTTCACTTCCGAATATTGTGAATATATTTGAAGGTTGATTCAATTGCCATTGGTAAAAAGGAACCTTTTGAGATTTTATACCGTATGGATATGTAATCGGAGGAACAAAAGGATTGGGTCTGAAATTTATGATTCCAGGGGATACAAAATCTTTTGTTTGTAAATCAAACGTTGTAGATGAAAAAAATATTCCCATCAGTGCGTTATCTGCGGTTGTACCGTAAATAACAACGGGGTTTGTATTTACAGGACCAGTACTATCATAAAATTCAGGGGTAAATGGTACCACTCCAATTTCAGAATTTATTGACATCATTTGTGCCAAATCCGCATCAATTCTATTTTTTTGTGGAATTCCTTGGTTTCTACTGAATAAAACGTTTAGAGAATCATTGTTCGTTATCCTTGTCAAAAAAGTCGAATTGGCAATTCTAGAGATTACAAATAAATTAACAATATTGGATGTATCTTGATAACTTGTAGGATTCAAGTTGTTCATCACATAAGCCGCTGTTGAGGGTGTAAACGTTATTTCATCATAAAAAGAATCTTTCATACCCAAATTTATAATCGTAGTAGGAAAAAGAAGATTTCTTTTGTTCATAGGGAATGCTTCCCCTAATGTGGACCTACCGATAAATGAACCAGTAGTTGGTGAACCTAACCAAGGACTACTTCTATAATAAAAATTATTTGTAGAAGTATCGAAATATATCAATTTTCTTGGATATCGTAATTCTTTAACTTTGTTGTCTCTTCCCCACCTTTTTGTTATTTGTATGGGGAATGTGAAAAGACTTCCATTCACCCAATTGTTTGTGAAAGATTGTGCTAAAACACCTCTACACAATCCAAAGAAAAATCTATACCTATAACCCCATTCGTTGAAGTTTCTTATATCTTTACCTAAATCCTTCAGGGGTTTTCTCATGAAAACATAACATCCATTTTCAACATCGTCTTTGGTTGCACAATTTCTGTTCACCCCAAAACTTGTATTATACTTTTCGTAACATCTGAGTGATACCGCGTTTTCACAGTTAAATGAATCTAAAACATTAGTCCACGCTAATTGTCCTTCGATGTCAGGAGGCACAATATCCGCACCCGAGCTAAAACTTACTGTTGATATACCTTGGTCGGTAGTATTTATTATGTACGTACTAAAATTCAAGTTTTGTTGAAGTAGTGCCGGATTGTTGTTAAAACTTGAGCCGTCTAAACCATCTGAGGAGGGTAGTCTATCAGTTCTCATCACGTTAATGTTACCGTTACTAATATTCAAAGGGTTTGTAATCAAACTTGGAAGTAATACCTTCGTGTAGTAAGAAGTAATAACCTCACTAGGTTTATTACCACCCTGAAGATAATAATATGCCGCCCCTGATAAATCTTCATATTGTTCATATTTTTTTACTTTTACTCTTTCAGTGTTCGATGTTGTGAAAAAGTCATTGAACCAAGTAGAACAAATCCCTTGGTATTGTCCATTTATATTCTGAAGTAACATCCTCGGACCTGGGTTCTGAGCATCCAATTGTCCATAATATCCTACCGTTGATGTAGTGAATGCTGAAAAATCGTTGCCAGGTTTGAAAAAGTGAGAGGAATAAAAAATATTATTCTGATTATTATGTTTTTGTACAGAAGTCGTTGTATCCGTATTTTTTTGTATTGGAATATTCAATCTGGTTGATGCGGTTATAACAAAATCATTCTCATTGGGATATCCCAATAGTTTTCCTATACCGTATTTGTTTGTATAGTTTGGTGAATAGGGGTCAACCCCTCTTTGTAATATTAGAATAAATTGTTTATCAAAATCAACAAAAGTTGTAGATACTGGGTAGGTCGATACACTTGTAGAACCCCAACTTCCGCCAGTTCGTCTATTCCAAATGATGTCTGTATCAGAACTGAATATTGTTGGTAGAAGTCCGTTCGTTGTGTTCGGACCCCAAATTTGAACAGCATCACTCACTGTTATTGCAGTTATTACTTGGTAATATTCTAAGTCTGCAGGAAATTTATAATTTGTAATTGTTGAACCTGTGCTTAGTATATAATTTACAGGTGAAGAATTAGTGGTTTGTGAAATTGCATATTCTACAGGATATTGGGAAACTCCAGGATTTATGGAAGTTCCAGAAATTCCATTAGGAAAACCAAAGGCGACCGTAGACCCTGTAGTAGTGAAATTTACATCCTGAGTGAGCGCAATGTCAATGAACGTCAAAAGTGAACCACTGTCAAAGGTTGTTTGACTTACAACCGTAATGGTGTTGTCAAAATGTTGTAGTGCTGAATTTGATGGAAAATCAAAACTTACACTTATCTTATTCAGACCATCGAAGAATTTTTTTCGGGTATTAAAAACATTTATTCTCTCACCAAATGGTAGGTCAGGAGAATAGGAAAAGAATTTGTCATTACCATCAATCAAAGTTACTTCTTCGGGGAAAGTTGTTTTATACCTATCACTAGCCTCATCTCCACCTACCGTACCCATAGCTTGAGAGAAAGACTGCGCAACAATTTGTTGGTCCTCATTCGAATAAATCGACGCTAAGGACTGAAGTATTTTTTCATAATAATAATAACTTGCTGAGAATTGAGTTAAAAGCGAACTTTTATCTCCTCCAATATCAGAATCTGAAAAAGATTCTCCACAAGAACATGTTTGACAATCTGGATAGGTAAGTATTGGTAAGTAAAAACGATTGAAGCTTCTCCTCTTCAAGTTATTCAGAAGTATGTTGAGAAGTATGGCCGAACCCAAAATTTTTCCTCCGAGTATAATAAATTTAGTAGCCTTTTGTATTACAATAAAAGAACCTCCCGTAAAAAACTGAGTTCCTGCAAATAGTAATTCTATGAGACCAATTGCAATCAGAGCGCCACCCAAAGTATAAAGGACAGTCAAAACAGTATTTTTAAAATCCACCATGAAATTCCAAAGCGCTGCAATCAAATGATATGCAATCAAAAGAGGTATTGAAATTATTTGAAGAACTTGTAGTAGTATGCTATAAATAAAAAACAAAAAGTCGAAATTTCTAAATCCCTCATTTACTGGAAATTTATTCACAGTTTCTTCACACGCATTATTATCAATTTCCTTAACTCCTATAAATTTACCCCTAGCACCATCTTTATATTGGTCTATAAGTGCAGATACAGTATAAACTCGATTGTATTCAAATTCATAGAAAGTATCTTCACAATTTATTATTTGGTCCAATTTATCCACCGCCTGTTGTCCTTGTAAACCGTTTGTATAACCACTCCAATCCAAACCAAAATAATATGAACTATTTAACTGCGGATTTGCAATTCCACTCAGATTAGGGTCTTGTATATTATTTGGCCAACCGAACTCACGAACGTTTGGTATCAAATAATATGCTCTACGGTACTGTTCAGAAGCATTTGAAGATTGTTGCCATTTAATTTTGAACCTATATTTCGATTTAGTTGGGATTCCAATAGTTGGGTCGTATGAAATTATTCTTTCTCCAAACTCATTTGTAACAAGGTACTCCAAATTCATCGGGAGCTCGATGAGCCAAGCACCGTTATCATCAATCACATTACCATTCTTTTCGATATCGTATCTTTCTAAAAATGGATTTCCACTCAAATCAACTTGGAGTGTTTGTCTTATTGCTATTATTTGTCCTGGTCCTGCTTCCAATTGACACAGGTTTCCAAAATCATCTTTCGGTCTTGAGTTTCTTTTTATTGCATATTGTTCAGAAGTAGAAAATATTGACCCCATGAAAACCGCGGTGGGTTGTATATCAACATTTGCTTCATTTCTTAAATCAAAATCAACTCTGTTTATTGCGATTTGACAAACTGCGGGTTCACCCCATAATGGAGAGACTTCAACGACCTTAGTTAAATTTATTATTTGTGGTAATGAATTCAAATCAGCTGAGGTTCTAAATCTATTCCCCGCCACTTGAGCTTCTGTTGCCAAGCCCATTCTTATTAGGTCTTGTGGGGTAAGAGAAAATTCACCGATGTCTGATAAATCAACATCCATTACTATTGTTTGCTCACCAAGAGGAACACCCATAATCATGTAGTCCCCGCTGTCATTTGTCTTGGCAGTGAGTTTGTAATATTTGTCAAAAATTTCGACTGCGGTCTGTCCCGTAAGCACATCCAATCTGGATGGTAAAGTACCTGTCGCGGCGTGTCCTGTGTATGACGGCTCATAGGGTAGAAGATTATATCTATACCCATCTTCGTTCCTATCACTAGGTGAATTATAAGGGTATATTGAAGATATAATAGGATTAGATTGGTCAAACTGCTCTATGGGTATAAAAACCGCAACCCTTGCATATGGAATACCTAATCCATTATTCGCGGTGACCCTACCGACTACAACACCATAGTCTGCACACAACCTCGAATAAACATCTTGTTGTTGGAGTTTGAGAGAAAGAATCTCTAAGAACTCAAACTCTTGTGTGAGTTCTACGTTTATTGTTTTAGTAATACCAAGTTCGGTCCTTATACGATAAGATTGACCCATCAAATACTTTTATGATAAATAGTTATTGTGGTATTTTTAAAAAAACACACAATCTAATTATACATCATCTTGACTCAAAATAAACTTGTTAGGAGAATGTAATTGTTTGGAAATTCTTTACTGATACCCTGATATCCTTGTTTGGGAATCTAATCTGATAAACTTGGTTGGGTTGTGCAAAAATAGTATCATCAACAGGTTCAATTTGTCTTGTCTCAGGGTCAGAATATCTCATAGACGTTTCTGCTGAGGAATATTGTCCCCCAACTTCGTTGAAAATATCTAATCCTGCAACAGTCAAAACACCATTAGTATTTTGTATTTGACTTCTCAATTCCGACAAATATACATTTTGACCGAGTTGTCTTATCTGAGGATTGAAGTATGTAGAAACTTTATCAATAACCGAAGATATTACCTGTCCTGAATTCTGTGCTGAGTCTAAAACAATTGATATATCTACACTCAAATCAATTACCTCAGCACTGAAAATTGATATGTAATCATTCATCATCCTATAGTTTGATAAATAATTTGCGATGTTTTGTTTCAGGGTGTTCGAAACTATGTTTGTTAGTTTTCCCTGAGTGTCATAAGACAAAATTTGAATGAGTATTTTATTATCGTTTTCTGTAATTGAAACCTTTGCTGGTGCTCCGAATTGGGAAGGCATATTTCTGATTATCGATTCATAATCCTGAACGGTCACAGCTCTTTTCTGAGCTGAGAAATTGAATGACACATAATTACGGATTTCATCCACATTAGGCATGTTAGCTCCTCCAATAGCCGCTGTTACGTTTGTACATCTCAGAGAGTTTACTACAGCAGTATTGATTGTTTCAGACGGACCGTTTACAAAAAATGAAACAGTGCCCACTTGGTTGATTACATTTGTACCAAGATTGGTATTCAACCCACCGCCAACTCTGTATTGAATGAACAATGTTGAATTAGGCTTCAATGCGGCACCTAAGGATATATTGTTTGAATATTTTTGAATATTCAACGTGGTGCCTAATGTAGTAAATTGGTCCAGTGCATCTTGTGCCGTATTAGTACCACCACCAAATGTCAACTTCTTAAAACCTTCAGAAGTATACTCACTCATAAATCTATTTTGAGTTTGTATATATCTTCCAACTTTTATTCCTGGTTGGTCTGAGACTTTGGTTGGGTCCTCTACAAACACTCTATCTTCAGCAAGAGCATCAACCTCGTACCATCTATTAGCTGCGCCAAGAAATTCGGCTGTTGTTGGAATGTTAGTGTATTGTGTTCCATCTTTAAGAAGCACGCTTGTTATACCTAAAACATTTTTTTCAGGTAAAAACAATTCAAAGAATGGCTTAACATCACTTGGTGTAATTACCCTTTTGAATACTTTGGTAATACCGTTTACAACTATTTCTCTTTTAGTAATAGTATAGTTTATGAGAATTCCATTCGTATTGAAATTTGGTATTTTGACTCTATTAGGGAAACCTTGAGAATTATAAGGTGATGAAAAATCTATGTCCTCTACATTCTCAAAGACTAATCCCGAACCTATGATTTGTGACCCTCTTACCAATGTGCCTAAGTATCTTTCATCTTCTTTGTCTCCAAATGCTGGAACTGTTATCGAAAAATCAACCAATGAGACTGAAGGTCTCATACCTGGAATTTTCAAACCGTAGGTTCTAGCTATATTGTATATTGAAGTTTTTTGTTGAGCATATTGTAAAACAGTCTCTTGAATACTCCTATCAATATGATAATGTAAGTTATCTGCTACCGCAGCATTCAAGTCCAAAAAAACAGAAAATACTGATGCGTCGTTGAAATCTTGAATCAGTTCAGGGTAATAAGTTCTTACATAGTTTTGGAGTTCAACCCTAATTGACGCAAAGTCCCTTGACGTATATGATATTTGACGGTTAGCCATTATTTTTAAATATTGATAATTATAAAATCACTTTCGGCAAATGTTTGAGCATTTGTCGAATAATCTATTTTTATTTTTGCAGTATATTCTGAAGTACCTTTTCCTGGTAATCTATAAACATCATAAAGTCTGGCAGTTTCATCTGCAGTAATTTGTCCCATTTCCCTATTTACTTCCATAGATTCATCCGCTGGTTCAATCGTAATCTGATTTACCAATAAATTAGGCATAAATCTTTGTATTGCATCTCTAATATCTGACTCAATAGCTTGAAATGTCAAACCATCCAAAGGCTCAAAAACAAATTCATATATTCTTGTTCCAAATTCAGGTAAATAGTAACGCGACCCCTTCCTTGTCAAAATAAGATGA